AAGCAGTGGTATCAACGCAGAGTACATGGGGGGGGTGAGGAGCCTTTGCTCCTCTAGCAATGAAGCCTGATTGCTCAAGCTCTGCCGTAATGACTTAATTGTCATGCATCATAAGCAACTGAATTTCTTTTATCTAAAGTTCCCCAGTTTGCTGACCGAGCGGTAATAACCTTGCTCCACAGCGTTGTGACTGTACTAGCCTTAGGCTAGATACGAAAGCCACGTGTTCCTGGGGGTGCCATGAAGGTCCCTAAATGGGAGAAAAGAGGATAAAATGTACTGGGGTGGTCTCTTTAGGAGATCAAATCAGTATTGTTCCATGTTGGAAGAGATTTAGTTCTCTGAAGGTGTGGTTCGTAATCCAGCTTAGGCTGTTCTTACCCTTGATAGGGAATAGAGCCGGAAATGGATCTATAAAGAATTCTCCCTGAGGTGCCTAATCACCACCTTATCGACCTGAGTGGATAAACCACTTCCTGGGCCATATGGCCTAGTGTCGAACCGAGAGGCAACTAAGCTTAAAACCTTAGAGTGCTGACCTGGCACCGGCATTGCTGGAGTTAGAGAGGGGTGTGATCTGGAATCTTCGTGTTCCTGATCATAAGTAGGAAGTCCCCTATTCCTATGAAATTGTGGGCCTAGAAAACTCCTCCTTCCTTTCGGGAAGGTCTAGTTCTTGATTGTATGTTACGCTCTCCGCCCTTAGATAAGGTGGAGACCTGTGCTTAAGATCTTGAATGAAAACCTCAAGTAGAGGGAAGCTAAGGAATCTAGGTCCCAGGGTCCCTGACCCTCTAGCTTCAGTAGATACCGGCAACCAGGGGATTGATCATCGGGCTTCACAGCCTGCCTGCGGCCCTCTGGACCTTTCGGGGACCAGAGCAAACCGAAGGAATAGCTTCCCTTCACAGGGAATGATCATTAATATTTATATTAACAATCATGATAAACTTAACACGTAAACAAATGTTAAGTGCATCAGCTATTTGGCAAACGGCCGTAAAAAGCCGTTCAAAATTAGTGGAGCGCCTTAAACAAGCGACTCCACTAATTTCTGGATCATATTCCCTGAGTTGGGTTAAGGCTGTGTCCAGCTTCTCTTGGTTTGCGTTGAGTATGTACCGTTCACGCGGTAACCAGGGTTTAGCTCTCTATCTCAAAGCAGCGAATCTACTCTTAATAAGAGCAGCTGCTGGAAAGAAATTGAGTGACACCCGGTTAGCGGGTGGAGCTGTCGCCGTAACGAACGGCGGACTCCCGAGGATTATTGTTGCCAATCATAGGACTCGGATCCGTGGTGGTGACCGAGCAGTTATCCGGTTCTGGCTAGGATTATTCACCCTATACAGAGTCTTACCCTTTCGGGGGAAACTGGATCTGTCAACCATTACGTCTCCGGGTGTCGAACTCTCCGACGTTCTTATCTTTGACTGGAAAATGTTCCTAAAGAACAAATTCTGGCCAATGCTTAAGAAACGTGGAGTCACTCCTCTTAAGTCTGAGCTAACCTTTGATGATATTCTCTCTCCGGGGAACCGGATGCAAAGAGAGAAGTCTTATTGGTTTTTTCCGGCTTTGGAGGGTGTGAGAAAAGTGATAACGTCTTCGGGCCCATCATCGGTTATTACCGCTTCAAACTCCATTGTATCACATGGTTTCGATTGCCTAGCATGGGTAGGTTCAGACCTATTCCCAATGTTAAAAGCAATGTGTCTGATGTCCGGGAATATCTTATTCCTTGACTCAGAGCCTTTCAAGCTTGCTTATGAGCAGCTTGGGAAGGCATGGAACCGGAATGAGAATGGAAATTTGAATACAGGTAAGATATCGATTGTGGAGGAACCCGGTAAGTTACGTTTGATAGCGATGGTGGACTCCTTGACCCAATGGGTACTCTATCCGTTGCACAGAGCCTTGTTCTCCATCCTGAGAAAGATTCCTCAGGATGGGACCTTTGACCAGTTAAAACCGGTTAAAGATCTCTTAGCTACCATGAAGGAGAAAGGTTTGGAGCATTTATGGTCGTATGATCTTTCAGCGGCCACGGACCGAATACCTGTTGTTTTACAGGAATTGGTCCTAGTGGGCTACACCAATCCGATGTATGCTTCTATTTGGAAGTCTTTTCTGTGTGATAGATGGTACCGAGTCCCAGAGTTGTGGTCTAAAACCCACGGCCTGAAGGCTACTCGTTCTCTAGGTTGCGGTCCTTGGACCGGAGTCGACAAGGATGGGCGCCAGTATGAGTACTGGTCGGGTGCTATCAAATACGCAGTAGGACAACCTATGGGAGCTTACTCGTCTTGGGCGATGCTTGCTTTGGTACACCATGCGTTAGTACAATTCGCAGCCATGCGGGCTGGACATAGAGAATGGTTCTCGATGTACGCAGTACTTGGTGACGATGTAGTGATAGGGGATCGCTATGTCGCTGCCCAGTATGTTCAGCTTATGGCTGAAATTGGTGTGAAAATTGGATTCCACAAATCCATAATAAGTAATAACCTTTCTCTTGAATTCGCGAAGCGATTCTTTTACCGGGGTGAAGAGGTTTCACCTCTTCCCTTGGTAGGGATTGCCAGTGGATGGCTGGGAGCGTCTTTTGTCCCCGAAGCTGTGAAGCTTTGTGAACAGA